CTTTCTCAGGTATCGTAACTGCAACTACATTCGTTGGTAGTGGTGAAGGTTTAACTGGTGTTGCATCTACTGATAATATAATCACCTCTACACAGGCAAATTTCCTAGCAGGATTAAAAGTAGGAACTGCTGCTACGATTGCATCTAATGGTAATGCTACCTTCTCAGGTATTGTTACTGCATCTAATTTTGTGGGTGATGGAACTGGATTGACGGGTGTTGCTTCTACAGATAATATCCAAACAGGAACTCCAGCAACATTCTTGAGTAATGTTAATATCACTGGAGTCACTACTGCAACAGGTGGTCTTAACGTTGGAACAGCAGCCACAATCTTTGCCAATGGTAACGTCACTGCTGGTATTGTCACAGCAACAAGTTTTGTTGGTGATGGATCTGCATTAACAGGTGTTGGTGCATCAGAAGAAGATACTGCTGTTTCATCTACAAGTGCAACTACAGTTCTATCATTTGCGAAAGCAACTTATAGAGCAGCATTTATCAAAGTGGTAATTACTCAAGGGTCAGCTTACCAAAGTGGTAAATACTCATTAATACATGACGGAACAACAGTCACCGTTGTCGAAGAAAACGCGATTGCTACAGGATCTATGTTAGGATCATTCTCTGGAACAATCAGTGGAGATAATGTTTTATTCCAAGTAACAATGGGAAGTGCATCATCTGCCACAGTCACCATACTCAAAGATCTAGTCACAGTTTAAAATGAACATGAAACAATTTAATAAATTCATCGAAGAAGCAGCAGCTAAGAGATGCCCACCAGGTAAGTATTACTGTTTTGATGAAAAGAAATGCAAAAAAATACCTAACGGATATCACATAGGAAGAGGTGGATATCTTGCTAGAGGAGACAATCGTTCTGATTCTGGAAACGGTAATGGAAACGGAAATGGTAATGGTGGCAATGGAAACGGTGGTAACGGCAACGGTGGAAACGGTGGTGGAAACGGTGGCGGTGGCAACGGTGGAGGTGGAAATGGTGGCGGTGGAAATGGTGGTTGACCTATATAAGTCAGCATACAGTGACAAAAATGACTATAAAATCGCCTGTTAAACTGTTCGCACTGGGTTTTGGTGCTATATTTGCATTAACTCAGGTTGGATTAGTTGGCATGATCGCTAGAAAAAGTGCAGAGGAAAGTCGGTTTCCCACACTCCCTGTTGGCCCATACACATCATATAGAATTAAAAGTAATGCAGATGGTTCATATGATATGGCATATAGAGCCAATGATCCATTAGTAATGTCGAATGTAAAGGATATAGAGAAGAGAGGTGGATTCTTAGGATTGAAGAAGGAAAATATACAGACAACAGAAATGTATACAATGGATGGAGCAATCCATCATGGTGGGCCAGTTAGTAGCACTAGTGCATGGATAGATCCATCTGCTATGAATGCAAAAGGAGATGATGCTCCAACAATCAGTGCTAAGACAGTTGCATGTATTGAAGCTGCTGGATCTGGAAGAGGAACTGGTAGAATGGTGGGTGGTGCTGTTGGTGCTCAGGCTGCTCCTGCACTCTCAAACATACCATTTGTAGGTTGGGTTGCTGCTGGATTTGTCACCATGTTCGGTGCAGATAAGGGTGGTGACATAGGTGCAGATCTATCTACTTCATACGCAGGATGCGATGATGTAGATATTCCACATACTAAATAATACAGTATTGATACTCATATGGGATGGTCTCCAGCACAAGTTGATGCATTAGAAAATTGTGGCATTAAGGTCGAAGATGCCACTGGAGACATTCAGTGGAGAGAGTTTGAAACAATTGACATTATCAAACCAGATCCAATCAAATCACCCAAATCAAATATCCAATACGAAGCAACTCGTCTACCAGATTATAATAAAGTAGGAAATATAATTGCAGTAACTGTAGCATGGCGAGGAGGAACATATATGATAAAGATGTTCTTTCCCACAGTGAAGAAACCATCGAGAAAGGAAGTTCAGGATCAAGTGAGAAAAGTGTATCCTGGCTCTAAACTCGTTACTTACCAAGTATCAGAATATGACTCAGGAGAACCGATCATCCAAACAAGATGACAATAAATCTCTAAAGAAAAAAATAGAGAAGTTAGAGAAAGTATTAGAATTACAACAAAAAACAATTGACCACGACAAAAAATTCATGATCTAAACCATGCCTTCCATTGACGACATTTATCTCGGTAATCCGAATCTAAAGAAAGCGAATACCGATATTGAATTTACTCAAGAACAAATTCTTGAGTTTATGGCATGTAAGGCAGATCCTGTTTATTTTGCAAAGAAGTATATAAAGATTGTTTCTCTTGATGAGGGCTTAGTGCCGTTTAACTTATACCCTTTCCAAGAGAAATTAATTAAAAACTTTCATAAAGAAAGGTTTAATATTTGTAAGATGCCTCGTCAGACTGGAAAGTCAACGACTTGTGTATCTTATTTGTTGCATTATGCAGTTTTTAATGATAATGTAAATATAGCAATATTAGCAAACAAAGCATCCACTGCAAGAGACTTATTAAGTAGATTGCAACTTGCATATGAGAACTTACCTAAATGGATGCAACAAGGTATTATCGCATGGAACAAAGGATCACTGGAGTTAGAAAATGGTTCTAAAATCTTGGCTGCTTCAACTTCTGCATCAGCTGTACGAGGTGGGTCATATAATGTTATCTTTTTGGATGAGTTTGCATTCATTCCAAATCACATTGCTGATCAGTTCTTTGCCTCTGTTTATCCTACTATTTCTTCTGGTCAAAATACGAAAGTAATAATTGTATCCACACCACGAGGTATGAATCACTTCTACCGATTGTGGCATGATGCGGAGAGGGGAAAGAATGAATATAAACCAACTGATGTTCACTGGTCTGAAGTGCCAGGTAGAGATGATGTATGGAGAGAGCAAACAATTGCAAACACATCTGAAGCACAGTTTAAAGTTGAGTTTGAATGTGAGTTCTTAGGATCTGTTGATACTTTGATAGCACCAAGTAAATTAAGAACAATGGTGTATGAAGAACCTGCACAACGAAATGCTGGATTGGATATCTATGAATGCCCTATGATGGGTCATGATTATTTGATAACAGTTGACGTTGCTCGTGGTGTCGAAAAAGATTACTCAGCGTTTGTTCTAGTTGATATTACTACATTTCCTCATAGGATTGTAGGTAAGTATAGAAACAATCAAATCAAACCAATGCTATTTCCGAGTGTCATATATGAGGTAGCAACAAAATATAATAAGGCCTTTATATTGTGTGAAGTAAATGACATTGGTGATCAGGTAGCATCAATCATTCATTATGATCTTGAGTATGATAATTTACTTATGGCATCAATGAGGGGAAGAGCAGGTCAAGTTATTGGTCAAGGATTCTCTGGTAAGAAGACTCAAATGGGAGTTAAGATGTCAAAGACTGTCAAAAAAGTAGGATCTCTTAATCTAAAGACACTTATTGAATCAGATAAAATTATATTCAAGGATTATGAAATTATATCTGAACTGACAACTTTCATACAGAAAAATAATTCATTTGAGGCAGAAGAGGGATCTAATGATGATCTTGCTATGTGCTTAGTCATATATGCATGGTTAGTTCAGAATGATTATTTCAAAGAACTTACAGATCAAGATGTAAGAAAACGATTATATGAGGAACAAAAAAATCAAATAGAACAAGATATGGCTCCATTTGGTTTCATGATTGATGGGTTAGATGATGATAGTTTTGTTGATGCAGAAGGTGATCGTTGGAACAAGGCTGACGAGTATGGAGACAGGTCTTTTATGTGGGAATATATGTAAAAGGTCATTTTGATAAATAATTTCTAGTTAAATCTGAACGGAACGGAGACAAAAGCATGGCGACTCCTCAATTATCTCCTGGCGTATTAGTCAGGGAGGTTGATCTTACAGTAGGAAGAGCAGATAATGTATTAGATAACATTGGTGCGATAGCAGGCCCATTTAGAATAGGCCCCATCGATGATCCTATACAAGTATCGACAGAAGAAGACTTAATAAACGTCTTTGGTAAACCACTTTCAACTGATGCACAGTATGAATACTGGCATAGTGCAGCATCATACTTATCATATGGTGGTGTTTTAAAAGTATGTAGAACTGACAGTACGAACTTAAATCAGGCAAACGCTGGTGTTGGTATTGCTTCAACTAACTCATTAAAAATAAAGAATTACGATGATTATAATGCAAGTTATACTTCAGCAAGTAATTTCTCATGGGCAGCAAAGACTCCTGGCTCATGGGGTAACGGATTAAAAGTTTGTGTTATTGACGATCTTGCAGACCAGACAATCGGTATTACAACTGACAACTTGTTTAAAGCAGGTGCTATAGTTGGTCAAGGTGTTACAGTCGCATTGAATGATGTAGTCATACCTGGTGCAGGAACAACTTCGACGTTCAACGGATATTTAAAAGGTATAATTACTGGAGTATCAACTGATTCAGTCAACAGTGCATCAACATTCGATGTTAAAATCGTATCTCGTGTAACTGGTGCTGCTGGAACAAGTGGAAACTACTCCGAAACTAACATTGATTACTCTGAAGGAACAAGATTCGGATCAATCAAAGCATCAGATACAATGTTCTTCGTGAACGCAACTGGTATTAACACCAGCACACAGGGTAATAGTATTACAGCACAATCAATGTCTGTTCAAACAGTTGTTGACTGGTATAATTCACAGACTCTAGATCTAGACAACGCATCTATATTCTGGAAATCACTAGCACCAAAACCAACAACTAACACTTTTGTGTCAGATAGAGGTGGTGAAGGTGACGGAATACACGTTGCAGTCGTAGATGATTTTGGAGTTGTAACTGGTATCAAAGGTAATGTTATTGAGAAGCATCTAAGTCTTTCAAAAGCAGTTGATGCTGTTTCATCTGTAAATTCACCTCAGAAGATATACTACAAGAACTACGTTGCAGACTTCTCTGACAATGTATACGCAGGATTCAATCCATCAAACTCAGAAGACACTTATCATAAGACTGCTCCAAGAGCAACTGGATTCGGAACTGCATTTACACCATTCTCAACAGCAGAAGGATTATGGAGTTCTAATGCACAGGATACTACATTCTCTGCTATCGGTAATGTAACATACACACTTGGTGGTGGTGAAGATTACCAAGCAGGAGTTCCACAACTTGGTGGAAACGGTGGTATGAGAGCAGATTTAGGTGATCTGATGTCATCCTACGATGAGTTCTCTAACAAAGATGAGATTGAAGTTGACTTCCTCATCATGGGGCCAGGATGTAGTTCTAAAGATCAATCTCAAACAAAAGCAAATAAACTAATCGCACTTGCCACTGCAAGAAAAGA